CTGCTATTTTGGGTGACAAGGTATAACTACCTCGGAGATCACGCTGCTAGAGCGAAAACCTCATCGTTAGATGCGTTTGCATTTAAAGTTTTTTGTGTCTTCGACCGGGAGACCCCGATCCTAACGGCTTCTACATTGCCGGACTGTCCATTTCAATACTTGTGACCCTGTCGAAAACCATGGCAGGCCCATTATAAAACACACTAGACGACATTTCGGGTCCAATTCCCTGGTGTGGGACCTAATGTGTTTTATGGTGGACCTGGCGGGAGTCGAACCCGCGTCCAGAACACCTTTCAATCTACTTCATACAGTCTTAAATTTTATTTACTTGCTCCGCTTTCGAAGATGTGCTTTAGCAGCACGTTTAGCCATAGTCTTGACAGACTTAGCACGAGGTTTAGAGGGTGTCAATTTACGCATAGCCATACTATTCTCCAAAAGTTAAAATGAAATCAGTGAACTTCCCAGGGCGTGTTTGGCCTTCACCAAGCCTCATAGTCTTGCACTATGACAACCTGCTATGCAAGTTTACTCCTGCGAAAGTATAGCTAGTATAACTTCTAAAATATTTAGTGTCAAGTGTTAGATAGATCGTATAGTCCAATTACGCCCGGACCTTTAGCATTCTTGTCATTCATAAATGTCATAACTTGTCCACGATTGCCCGCTTTGTTAAAACTGATGTGAATCCACGGCATTTTGGTACCTGTAGTTTTGTATTCCAGCAATAGTTGATCAAATGCTATACCGCTACTGTCTCTAATCCACTGTGCAATATTATAATATTCAGCTTTGCTATGTTTGGAAAATTGAATATCGCACGCTTGCCCTCGTGGATGCTGACTTGTAGGACTACCAACTCCTGCTTTTCTAAAGGAGTTTGTCATATATGCATCTGGATACTGACTTTTTATTTTATCATAACAATTAAGAATTAGTAATGAAAGATTTTCACACACTGCTGCTACGGTTGTTCCATTTTGCGGAGCTACGGTTGCAACATCATGAGGAAATACAACTCCTGGTTGTTTTGTAACATCTTTGACTTTATAAACTTTGCCAGTAAATGGTCCTGTGCATAGAATCGTTTCGTCAACTGATGTTGCAATGCTAACGCTGGTAGATGTTGTTCCAGTATTTGCTGTTCCATTGGCAGAAGATGATGCCAATGGTGTTGATCCGGCTTTCTTACCAGCATCAATTTCTTCTTGTGTCACAACACCCGATGCAACTAAGCCTTGCTGTGCTTTTGCAACAGATGCTTCGTCTTCTGCTTCTCCCTCCGTTGCTGCAATTGCTATAGATTCTGCTGTAAAAGTGGGTGCAGAAATAAGTTTTAGAACTGTGGCTTCTGGTCCTTGAGGATCTTTCCATAGTGCTACACTGACAAAGTTGGCAAAAACATTTTCACTATGATAAACGTCACCTATGTGTCTTACACCGTGGACTATGGCACCTGGTATATATGGCATCGATTACTCCTTACTGAAACTTAGGCATATAGTTTGTAACAGTGCTAATTACAGCAGTTAGTCTTTCTACAGATGAAGTTGATAACGTGAATAAATCTAAGTCTTGATTATACCAACTATACACTTCAGTCGGCATGATCCAATCATATGGCGATTCGGTTCTAATTCCGGTACTAGTTGCTAATCCTTCTAGTGTAGATAAACTATTAGAAATACTTACTGTAGCAGTTACTAATCCTTCTAGTGTAGATAAACTATTAGAAATACTTACTGTAGCAGTTGCAATAGTTTCAAGAGAGGTCGCAATTCTTTCAAGAAATATACTGTAGTCGTATGCTATCGAAATATCACCTGTACCGGTGAAAGCTATTGTTGGATTCATATATTGATCTCTAAATCAATATTTATGCTAGTGCAATACCGGTGGTTCCTTGCATGTATTGATCAGCTGCATCCTTCTTGCTAGGAACCATAACAAAGAAATGCTCGCGCTTTAAGGTGATAGTATCTTTATCGCCTAGGAAGATCCAAGGAATCATTCCAAGACCGCCGCCACTCATTGTCAATGCTAGTGGACGATTGATTTTAATCTCGCTATCGCTTTCTTTGTCTAAACGTGCAATGATTTCGTCGCCGTTGATTAGTTTGATGCTTACTACATCGCCTTCTGAGATTGGTTTTTGAATTAACATATTGTTCCTTTATAGTTCGCCACTTTGGGCTAGTTTCAGCATTAAGCTGTATTGTTCGTATGCTTTACGCACTGCTGAGTATTTGTCTCGAAGATATTTTTCTTCTTCTTTCTGTTCCATTACAGCTTGAAACATATTGTAATGACCTGTCCTTTTTGCATTGTTGAAAACTTGTTGTTCAAACTCTGCAATACGTTCCAGTTCGCTTTGGGCAATTTCTACAGTATATAATGGTTCTGTATCACGCACAACATCTATGTGGCTTTGAATCATATCAAAGCTAGCAGGATCTCTAAAGTAGTTTAGGTTAACCTTATGATAGCTATGTGCTCTTTTATTAGTATCAAGCACACGAATTCTATGATCTGCACAGAAGTTTTTTATATTATCGTTATTGGTCATTTTCTAGGTATACTGGCTATTTCACTAGCGCGGCGCTTATTTTCTCTTTCGAGTAATGCTATACGTTTAGACAAATTAGAAATTATTGCACCTTGTTTTGCAACTAGTTTTTCCAATGCTTCGATTCTTTTTTCAGTCATCTTTAGTAGGAAGCTCGCACAGTGCTTCTAATGTTTTATAGTTTTCGTAAGCACGTTTGAGTGCTTCAAAGTGTTCTAACTTGGCAGGATCTGGAACAAGGATAGCTAATCGCTTGTTTATAGTTTCTAGCATTTCTGTAATGTTAACACCTTTGACAGTTAAGTCTCCGTCAAACACTGCATTGCTAGTAACGTGTAATCCGTTTTTAGCAGAGGATGATGTTATGTTTGAAAATGTATAATTTGTGTTACCATAATAGCTGCCCGACGACCCATTGGCACCTATTGTTGAATTAATTGTGCCCACAGTGGTGTTATATCCACTAAGAATAGATGATGAATAATTTGACATATCGATTTTATATTTGTCGTAATCTTCGTCGGGTATTGTTATGATAAATTCATCGCCAAAGTCGGCGTCATTAGACACAGTGTCGTCGCTCATAGTATTATGCCAATCTTGCACGTAGCTCGTGATAGCCCCCGACTAATACATCGTCGAGGAAAATTTGAGGAACACTTCTTACGCCGGGAACTGCTTCCAGTAGTTGTTCTTTAGTCCAACCTTCGGTAACTTTACGTTCTTCGTATTCGATACCTTTTGATGTTAGCAGTTTCTTTGCCTGTTCACAGTAAGGGCACTGTGGCTTACTCCATACAATTGCTTTCATTATTATTTTCCTTATAGGTCTGGTAGTTCTTCATAGCTAACAAGATCCGACATGACTCCGATGACATAGTTAGTTGATTCGTTTTCTTGCAGTGCTGTTTGTTTCTTATTGATATTAACATGTTTGTTAAACCAAGGAATAGGACTAGCCTTAGGGTGTTCGCCCAAGTATTTGATACCGATGTCTTTCAAACGGGTAAAGGCCGTGTAGTCAACAAAGTCACGTAGAATGTTTGCATTAAGACCAATAACTGGACCTAGCTTAAACAAGTAAGTTGCCCAATCTTTTTCTTCTTGGATAACTTCCAAATACATCGCATAGACTTCTTCTGCACACTCTGCTTCTAATTGCAAGAAGTCTGGATCATCTTTAGTTACATTGTTAATCAACCAAGCAGTCCATTCTGTGTGCAGTAGTTCGTCCTGCAGGATCAAACTGATAATGTTGCCATTGCCAATATAGATCTTGTTTTCGACCATTGCTAGACTAGTTGCAAACGACACCATAAAGCGTAGTGCTTCGAGTGCATAGCTGGCATTTAGTGCCATCCAAATTGCACGCTTGTGAACCATTGTGTCGATGATTTCGCCAAGCTCTTTACGGCAATTTAGGATGTGTAACGCTTCATAGTAGCGGCCAATGTTTGCAGCCATTCCAACAATTTCCGCTGTATCGTGGATCTTGTTGAATTCCTCTTTAGGAACTCCATAGACATTACGAATAATGTGACTGTAAGATTTTGAGTGAATATTGGTTTCAAAGAAACTCCAGTTGCTGACCAGTGCTTCCAATTCGGGAATACTGATAACAGGGCTAAACACTTGATTAGGTGCCCTTCCTTGGATGCTGTCCAGTGCTGTTTGTCGAAGTAGGTTGCTGGTAAAGATATGTTTAACAGCATCGCTTGCTTCTTTGTGATCCATTTTGTCTTTGGTAAGACTAACTTCTTCAGGTTGCCAAAAGAATCCTCGTGCTAATTCTTCATACTTGGCAATCTTAGGATACTTGACTTCTTCAAAGCGTTGAACAGTAACTGGACCGGCTGGGTCCAGAAACATACGGCGCTTGAGATAGTTTGTTTGTTTACTTAGGTTATATTGTTCTTTACTCATTATTATTTAAAATCTATTACTAATGCACCGTCTTCTAGTGCCACACGTTCGATATCGTCTGACTCTAGTAAGCTGAGGATGTGCTCCTCAACTTCTTTATCTATTTCTACAGACTCAGTAATACCATAAAATAATAAATGAGTCTGTATTTTTTCTAATGTAGTTAACATATTAAAGTTTGCAGGCTTCGCAATCGGCATCGTCTTCATATATTAACACATTGTCAGCTGCGTTTACAAAGTTATTGGCAATATTAGGCAACACTGATGTATTGTTAGTATTAGTAACACCTTCCTTTGCACCAACTTTGTTGATCAGGCTGTAGTAAATGGTTTTGATACCCCACTTGTATGCCAGCATCAAGTTCTTGGCAATCAATGTGCCCGGAACTTTACGATCCTTTTGTGGATCCAAACTTGTAAAGTGTGCAGGATTATAGAATGTGTTAGTGCTGAGACTTTGGTCAATGTATGCTGCTAACACTGCGGCTGTCTTCAAATAATCAACACAGTCCTTTTGATCCCACATCAATTGATAACGATTCTTTAGACGTTTGTATTCTGGTACAACCTGAACAAATGATCCGGCTTTTGATTCCTTAACACTAATCAATTCCATTGGCATTTCAATTCCGTTAGTGGAGTTTAGCACAACTGAGCTAGATTCAACTGGTGCAACTGCCATTAGTGTAGCATTACGAATACCATACTTGATCAGGTCAGCACGTAACGGCTCCCAGTCTAAGCTAGGTGTAAAGTCTGTGAGTTCGTTAACACCTGCGGCACGGCGTTCCCAAGGAAATACTCCGCGTCCGTAGAATGTTTGAGCAGACTTTTTACATGCACCGCGCTCTTTAGCAAGTTCTACACTTGCTTCAGTTAGATAATATGCTTGATGTTCCATCCAACGCTTGACTTCTGCAAGTGCTTCTGGAGTACCATACTTGAAGTTACGGCGTGCGTGCCAGTAAGCCAAGTTAGTAACGCCCACGCCCAATGGTTCAAAGTCTAAGTTAGCCAAATGGCTTTGCACACTTAAGAAATCCTGATAGCTTAACAAGTTGCTCAAGCTGCGAACTAACACACGGCAGGCCTTGCGCATATCTTGTGGATTGCGGAATGAACCCCAGTTAATAGATCCCAGTGTACATAACGCGATGCGTCCTGCTTCGTCTTCAATTCTTTGGAAAGGCTTAGTTGGTAATAGGATCTCTTGGCACAAGTTACTTTGATAGATTGGATCAAGTGTTGTATCGAACGGACCTTGATTGATAACGTTGTCGATATTGACAAAGTAAATTCGACCAGTGTCTGTGCGTTCTTTTAGAATGCCTGTTTTGAAAATGCTTTCAGCTGACACAACCTTTTTCTTAATAGACTTATCTAACTCGTATTTTAAGTATAAGCGCTCAAACTCTTTACTGTTCCTATAGAATGCTTCATACAAATCTGGAACTTCGCTAGGATCAAACAGGCTCATAGATTCGTTATGCTTATAACGATTCCAGAACATCTTGCTAACCACAACAGAATAATCCATTTGACGAACACGGTTTTCCTCAGTGCCCTGGTTGTTCTTTAGAACGATAAGATCTTCAAATTGATAGTGCCAAACGGGGAAAGTAACAGTGCAACTAGCATT